GCTGCCAGCACTACCTGTTGGCCCTGTTGGTCCAGTTGTGCCAGTCGCTCCCGTAGATCCTGTGTTGCCTGCTGCACCCGTTGCTCCCGTCGGTCCTAGAATTGTGTAGGTAACTTGCTCAACATGCAGATTGACGCTTGGTGAGGCAGGACGAGTTGGCGATGTGCCAGATGTTGCAGCGAGCAACTCCATGTAAGTGTTTTGTGAGGACCAGTAGAACTGGATATAGTCACCAGCATTAACGGTAACCAAGTCTTCGATGTTGGCAAGCACTTGGTTGTTAACGCCAGAGGTGGTAAAAATTGCGGTTGATTCAGTTACCGCTGTGCCGTTAACGGCATACCAAACGTTAACTTGATAGTTGCTGCCGCCACCTGTGGTGATGAATTGACCGAGCAAGTTGATGGCATAAGTGCCAGCATAACCAAATGTGACTTGACTGCCAGATACAATGCTTACGCCATTGGAGCCAGCATTGGTGTTAAGCGTGATGAGGTTGGCGCTTGTAGCGCCAGCATTTGTTTGGGTTGTTGTGTCGTAGAAATTTCCGTAGTAGGCAATAGTTCCGCCTGCACCTGTGGCACCAGTTGCCCCTGTAGCGCCCGTAGCGCCCGTTACAGACGGTCCTGTGTTACCGGTGTTACCTGTAGGTCCAGTATTACCTGTAGGTCCTGTAGGACCCGTAGAACCTGTTATGGAAGATCCTGTGGCTCCTGTTGCTCCAGTAGGCCCCGTTGAGCCAGTGTTACCCACAGCACCTGTAGGTCCTGTTTGGCCTGTTGCTCCTGTTGATCCTGTGTTTCCTTGCGAGCCTGTCGAGCCTGTCGCTCCTGTGCCGCCCGCTGCGCCCGTTGCTCCTGTACCGCCAGTAGCACCGTTAGGCCCAGTAGGGCCGGTGGAACCAGTACTGCCAGTATTGCCCACAGAGCCTGTCGCACCAGTTGCACCTGTCATTCCTGCGCCTGTAACGCCTGTATTGCCTTGGTTGCCTTGAGGACCTTGTGGTCCGAGTACGCCAAGTTCGATTGTAATTGGTTGAGTTGAGCCAACGTTAAAGACGTTAGTCGTCGTTGGAATAAGAACTGTTGAAATGCTATTGACGGTAACTGACATTACTGGATCACGCTCGCAGTAACGGTAAATGCACCGTTGAGGATCTGATAGACATTAGAAGAACTATCAGTAAGATTAAAAGCATATGTGTAGTTACCAGGTGGCAATACGCCAGCTGCTGTCTGAGCAGCAGTAAGAATGAATGTTGTTTGACCTAGCGCTGGTTGAATTGTGGCTTTGCCGTTGGCTGTGGAAAGTTCAACAATAAGGTTGTTGGACACATCACGAACCTGCATATCTGCGCTATAGCCTGTAAGGTTCACAGGAAGGTTATCCACTTGCCAGATGGGAGCAAGGGTAAAGGTTGTGCCGTTGACGACACTAATGTTGTATCTACCTGCGTTCATCTTACTCCTGTGTAATGTAAGCGCCGTAGCCGGCGTTTGTAAGAATGGTTTTCTCAGCATCTGACAGGACATAACTATGTCCGCCCAAGTAGCAATAATCTGCCGACTGAGTATCTTGTACCGCTGGGGTACGCTCACTAACTACCGCTGTGCCAAAGACAAGGATCGAGTTAGCGCGAGCAATCTTGTAACGCCAAAAGAGTATGCCAAAACCCGCTGGACCTTCATCAACTGTAGGTGGGTTAAAAACATACGCCATTGGTTAAACCTTTCAATAGGGCGTTGCCGCCTGCCCTCACGTGCGAGGGCAGGACAACAACTAACTCAATTATGAGTTGTGGATCGAAGCTGATGACTCGATACGAACCAATGCTGCGTCACGGTAACGTGCCCAGCCTAGAACGCCGTACCATCCGATTGGACGGAAACGCATCAACTTATCGGTGATTGGACCGAAGACGACATGTGGCTCTTCAGCAACTGCTTCAGCAAGTGCTTGCTTACCAGCAACGAGGGTACGGAATACGCGAGTACCGCCAGAAGCGTGGACATAGCCAGATGTTCCGAATGTGCCTGTAGCACCGGTTGAACCAGTACCGTCAGTTGTGTTGTAGAGACGTGGTGACTCTACGAACATAGCACCTTCGTATGTGCCGATGGTGCCTGGCCAAAACTCAGATGCACCGTTCTCGGCATACTTGTGGTCATCACGCCATCCGCCTGCGCCAGTTTCGGAGCGAAGGTCGAATGAAACTTCTGGGTGAATACCACACCAGTAGTATTCTCCCTGACGTGGGACAGCCTTGTTAGCACGTAGCTTAGCAACAGCAGTACGAATGTCGCGTGAGCGAATGACTGATGTTCCATCGATAGATGCTTGTGTTGTTCCGTTGGTGTATGTGCCAGCGTATGTTGAAACTGGGGCGGTTGATCCACCTGTAAGTTCAGCAATAGCGTTTGGTCCACCAACGAGTGTGTTGAGAACAACTGTGTCAAGAGAGTCAGCCATGTTGAAGGCAATAATGTCTGCAATAGCTGGGTCTACATCTGAGAGTGAGAACAACTCGAGCTTACGAGTAGCAAGAGAAGCGTTACCGTATTCAAGGAGTGAAACGGTGATTGGTGTTGTGTTACCAAGAGCTACAGCATCTGGATCAACGTCTTCTGAGAGTGAAGAAGTAACAGCTGACATATCTGTGTAGATCTGGAATACAACAGATGAACCAGGCATAGCCTGTTGTACTGGGCGCTTATCTGCAACGTCGCGGATAAGTGGGACAGCACGGAGAGCAAACTCTACATAGCGATCATAAGCGGTTTGTACTAATCCTGGAATACCAGAGGTAGAACCGATCGAGTCTGTATATTGATTTGCCATTTGTGTCACCTACTTTCTATAGGGTTAATGTGCGAATGGGTTTGATTAACGTCCGCGACCAGTGATCTTTTGTCCAAAAACAAGCATGTCAAGTTCTTCTCTGGATTTAACGCCAGCCAGTTTCGAGGCAGTATCTGCATCTCGAGACGGGGTATTTGCGTTTTGAAGAGCAGCATTGATACGCTGAGTTTCACGGACATTCGGAGATGGTTCATCGGACGGAGCAGATTCAGGTACAGCAAAGCCGAACACATCAGCGTTCTCGCTAAGCCATGCATCAATCTGTTCAGGCGTACTTACGTCGCCAGGAATGAACTTGGCGATCTTGTTAGATACGCCCTTCTGTTCCAACACTTCTTTGACAGAACGACCACGAAGGTCAGCCTGGATGGTTGCTAGCTGTTCAGCCAGTTCCTTCTTTTCACGCTCAGCCTTTTTCAAAGCCTTGCGTAGGTTTGCCGGACCATTTTGATCGTTAGTATCAAGTAGGTCTAGGTCGTCTTCATCTTCGTCGTATTGGTTTGCCATGTGGCACTCCCTTTTCTCTTTGGTTGATCGCAGGCCATAACATTCTCCAGGGGAAGAGGTGTTAGCTCCTACTACCAGTCTGTGTTACACACGCCGGATGCTGGTCAGTCCGTGTGGAAGTTAGTTGTTAGGAAACGCCTTCTTGCTCGCTGTAGAGGCTGCCCTTTGATGCGCCAGAAGAACCAGAGAACTGATTAACTTCTTGTTGCTGTAGGCGCTGTAGGTTGAGCGTTGCTTGCGCAGCGGTCATGCCATTGATGTTAGCGCCAGTCTGGGCGGCAAGAAGTTCGTTACCCACCTGTGATGGTTGCATGCCGTACATGTTGGCCAAGGTCTGTGTTTGACCAATCTGTGTACCAATGTTCTGGTAAGCGGCTTGAGCCTGTGCTTGGCTTACGCCTTGCGCAGCAAGAGTCATAGCGTTCTGCTGGTTAAGGGCAAGGTTCTCACGACCTGCTTCGCCCTGTAGTTGCGACGCATTAACCTTCTGCTGGATAACTTCGGCAGAGGTAGCAGGGTCAAGCAGATGGGCAACCATATCGCCAGTGGTAAGACCAAAGTTCTGTTGTAACTGTTGCGTAACAAAAGGATCTGTGTTGGTAATTGCTGTCATGGCAGCGTTTACGCGATCGTTCATTTCATTTGGTGCAACGTCAGCGGCGATCAACTTGCCAAGATAATCAGTTGTCATAAAGCTGGCTGGTAGACCAGCACGGGCTGCAACTTGCTTGTAAGCCTGCTCTGCTGAGATGTACTGTGAAACTGTAAGTGGGTTAAGGCCAGCGGCTTGACGGGCTGTATTACCCGCAAAGCGGGTTTGCCATGCTGAACTTGCTGCTTGCAAAGCAGCGGTAACCGTTGGGTCATTGCTGGTGTAACCGCTTGGGTTTTGAAGCAACTGAGCGATAACCGATGGATCTGTAGACACATTCTTGTAAAGCGTTGCTACGAGGCTACCAAAGTCTGCTGGCAAACCAGTAATGCCTTGTGACAACTGTTGCATAAACGCAAGGGTTGCATCTGTCTGAGCAGTTGGTGTTACCGCTGGTGGTATGGTAGGCGCTGCAGCGGCTGTTGGTGCTACAACCTGACCATTGACAACCGTTCCACCAATGGCTGTTGCAACTTGTTGCGGGGTTTGCAAGCCGTTAAGTAGGTTTTTTAATTCTGCATCTTCAGCAGCAATGCCGGCTGCTGACGCAGGGGCAGGGTTGGTTGCGCTTACCGCTGGTTGTGAACCGCCCTCAACATAGCCCGTGTTTGGGTTAGTTGCGTAAGTGTTATTTGTTGCTGCTGCTGGTGTTGCCGCAGCGGGTGCAGCAGGCGCTGCTGGTGCAGTTGTTTGAGATGAAAACTCATTAGCAAAATCTACTTGCGCTTGTGAAAGTTTAGCCATTGATCGCTCTCCCTTATCCTAGTGGGTTTACGCCAAAGGCGTTCAATAGTGATGTACCGAAACTTGACAAGCCCTGCTTGGCTCCTTGAGTTTGGTTCCAGCGTGGGTTGTTCATGGCTTGCTTTGTGAAAGCATCAATTGACATGCCTGTTTGAGCAGCGTTGCGAACCATTGCTCCGTAGCTGGTTGGGTTAGGATCTGAAAGGTCAATCTGATCTGGCGTTAATTCAAGGGTATTTTGAAGTGCGCTAATGTACTGACCTGCTTCACCGGTAACTGTTTGACCAGCCTGAAGTTGCTTTGCCATTGTTGGATACAAAGCGGTTGCCTTGTTAATCAAGTCTTGCTTGACATAGTTAAGGTCAATTGGCGTACCGCCAGCCAAGCCACCTTCTTCGATCTGCTTGACATAGTTGTTTACATATGTGTCGCCAAGGTTACTTAGAGCGTAGTCCTGCATCCAGCCCTTAATGGTCTGTGTATCGGTTTGAGCCTGACCGCCCATGATGGTTGGATCGATTGTGCCTTTGGTTGCAAGGTACTGGGTAATTGCTTGCTGGTTGCCAGAACCTGTGTCCCAATACTTGTGCAAAATGTCATCAACAAGGTTTGGCGTATTGCCGTTAAAGGCGTGTGTAGCCAATGGGTTTGTTGTGTTTGCTGGATTTAATTCAAGCGGTTGACCCAAAGCATTTGGGTCTAAAGAAATACCGGCTTGAGCAGCATAGTTCTTAATATCTTGCAATGCTTGATTGTACTGCTGAGCATATGAACCAGGGTCTGCAAGGCGGGCTTGTTCGGCCTGTAGGTAAGAACTGTATGAGTTTTTGTAATAGTTGCTGTTCTCGTAAAGCGCTTGAAAATCTTGGTTGGATAGCGCGGCGCCAGGGGCGTTAATCGCATCTGTAAACATCTTCTTAAGCGTGTTATCTGAATTGATAATCGCTGCTTCAGAAGGATATTGCTTAATAAATTGCTGATATGCGTTTGCGTTAGCACCATCTGGAACAGCGGCAGATCCGAGGATCTTACCGTTAGCGTCTACCCAGTTGCCACTGCTAATTGCTACAGCACCTTTAGGTGCTTGTGAAATGCTTGAAGATTGTAGTGTGCCAAGAACC